CCCAATATTCACCTAAACATGGTGTGCAGCCTATAATAAACATTTGCACTTGTTTTGGGTCAAATGAAATGTTCTGCCTATCATCTGTAGAACTGTTTTGATAACTATTTGTATTTTCTGTGTCTTTTACCTTATTGAATAATGGATGACCGGATGTACCAACACCTAAAGGTTGTCCTCGATTAATTTCTATACCTGCACAGGCCCATACCAGTCTTTCTTTGTCAGGATTATAAACAGACATGTCTGCTAATGCAAATCTATTGGGATCTGGAAACAACATCCTAAAAGCTCTAAATTGATTTCCGGATACCTTAGGTACCTCTACTTTAGAGCCATCAGTTGACCTGACATCAAAATATGGATGTCCTACTGTTAATAATCTATCGCTAGTGGCATGATAAAATATATTGGTCCGCTCCACATATTCATCAGTGCTTAACACCCGTGCCACCGGTGTTGATGGTGGCAAATATACTTTACCAGTTGCAGGACGCCACAAAGACATCTGAAAAACAATTACAGATAAGCTCGCTTGCGCTTGCGTCGTTGTAGGTCAGGATGCAAATAAAAATCACCACCTGATTCTCCAAAATGGATGACAACTGCAGGCACATCAGGTTGAGGATAAATTATCTCTGGCCTGTCACGTGTCTCTGGATAAGCTACAGTGTATCCTTGTACATCTTGCACATATAATGTAGTTTCCCTTGGAGAACTAAACCTGGGCACTGTGACAGACGTGGTCGACCGTCTGGGATTACCAAACACCAACTGTGACCCACTAAAATCCTCTATGGCATCATCAATAAGTAAATCTTGAGAGTTGAACTCGGAACTTTCCAGCAATTCTGGGGTATCCCTAACATTAATGTCCACCAGTGTACTTTCTACAGGTCCTTGAATAATACTTGTGTCTCCTGAATGCTCTCCCAATAGCTGTAGCTCTATGGGAGCCTCCGAATCGATAGTACTAATATCTTTATAAAAATGTACTTGTGCCCCCACCTGTGCACCGCTTCTGGTACGCAAAGAGGCTCTGTTACCTAATCTGCTGACCCTTACATAGCCCTGTGGAGTCTCAGAGTACACAGGGCGTCCCAATTTGGCAACATCTAAAAATTGCCTGTCTGGAGGTTCCTCCACACTATCCAAATCTCTCTGAAATATTTGTGTTACCTCTTCCTCAAAAGTAGGATTGTCAAATTGAAATCTTACAAGTTTAGATGGCCTACTAAGGAATAATGGATCTTCCACCTCTACCTGCTGTGTTAAGCGCCTATTATACAAAGCTCTTCGAAGAGAAGACAGAGCTTGCCTACCTCTTTCAATAGGTGTGCTGGTTTGTCTTGGTGGTGTTGCTTCTTCTATTTCAAAACTATACCTAGAAGGTAAGGGTTGCAATTCAATTTCTTCCCGAATCCCACCTATGGTTTGCCCTCCAGTGTTTTCAAACACGAATACCTGGTCAGAAACTGATGCCTCACCAGCAATAGGTGTTGATTCCGATATTATCTGAAAGGAAGGATTATGATATTGGGTACGTGACACACGTGTGCGTATGGGAGGGCTAGGATCTGCTACCTCTAAGACAGCAGAGGAACCTCGACCACCTGTTACTACAGGTGTGTCTATTTCAGCATCTGGTACAGGAACAGGATGCACTTCTGCAATAGTTTCTATTTCACCAGGTAAAAGGTCAACTGCAGAGCTGTCAGTCAGAGTAACTATAGAAGGTGCTGTAGGGTCAATTGGAGTGACTGTATCAATTGGTATTACTTCAGTAGGACCAATAACTTCAGGTATGACCCCAGGGCGAACCACTGTTGGAGTGCCTCCTACACGCACACCAGGGCCTTCTCCCAAAGGCACATAACCTGTTGTTCCACCAGTGCCTTTACCTGTACTTATTCCCAAGCCCCCAAAGAAAACAGCTGCACTGCCATACTGTAAAATTTTATCTGCTATAGTTTTGTTTTCAACTTTATTAATGACATCTGGAGGACATGTGCCAGCAGCTTTGCAGCCTTTGTATATATCTGTGACAGAGGCACGTTTAGTTCTGCGCGCCCGCGCCATGTTAGTGTGTTAGTAGCCAAGGCAGCAGTTAAAATTAGCAATAGGGTTAGTATTATAAGCTATCAAAATTGCCATAAGACCAGTCTACACCCTGTGGTAATTTCATAGTATCTAAAAACACTTCACGCTGATGTGTAGAGGTAAAACAAACTATCATGCGGGCCCTACCTATTCTATCATTACTATGTTCCCCTATCCAGGACCAGGTACTACTAAAATATTTATAGTTTCCTTTGTGTTTTTTGCGTGCTCTAAAGCGATAGCATTTAAGCTGGTTTGCCTCCCCTCTTAATAGAATTACTGGGGGGTCTTTAGCCTCGTCCAGTAATCTTCCAAGTCGCCCATGACTTGCTGTACCAACAGATTGTAGTGTTCTTCCCACTTCAGAAGGCGGGACGCCAACCCTGTCGGGAGATCCTCCTGATCTGGATCTCGAGCGGGTTTGCGGCCTCCTTCCACTTCGCCCTCCCCCTCGGGAGGTTCTGTCGGAGGAGTCTGCTCGTCCTCGTTCCCGTTCCCGTTCCCGTCCCCTTCCACCTTGCCCTCTCCCTTTGGTGTAGTCGGTTTCTTGCCTTCCGCTGCTGCGGCTGCGGCTGCGGCTCCTTGACCTTGTCCTTGATCTTGTTCTGCTGAGTCTTTTGGTTTTTTGTTGTGTCTCTCGCGTTCTCTGCCTCTGCCGCCTGGTGGTGGTGGTTGTAGGACTAGATCTTTTTCTTCCGTATCGTCGTTGTTTGCTGGTGGTGGCTGTGGAAGTGGATGGGATGGGCTGGCGGGATGCGGAGTCAGAGGGCAGTGGGGATAGCCTGCTTCCAGCCTGCGGCGTAGAGCTAGTGACAGGAGTAAACACAGTATCTTGGTTAACATGTACCTCCCAAAGTCCTGTAGTGCTAAATCTGTTAGCATCATTTTCAAACTTTAAATAATAATGTTTGTGTTTGCCTTCCATGTAAAATGCACCCTCATAGTCCACTTGTCCTTTCACTTTTTGCCAAATGTCCTCTGCATTCTGAAAATAAATCCAGTTCCAGACTGTGTAAATCATGCGATTATCAGGATCTCCATCAAACACCACTTCAATAGTCTGTGGTTCCTTTTTAAAGCAATTTTCAGGAGGACTTCTAACAGTTTCAAGGCTAGTTTGCACCAAACTCCATGTCTCCTCAGCATACGTGGAGGTTTGCAAACTTTGTAACAACAGTACCATGCCAATTGCATCTTTGGCCTTAGTCTCTGAAGTTGCAAGACTTGGGACCGGTTGATATCCCAGTCGCAATACCCCATTTCGCCTAGCAAAGTTCAAAAGCACCTGCTCTTGTCTTAGGAGTTGCCAGTGCTCAATTTGGGCTTCCAATGTTTCTAGGCCTGATTCATAAATGTCCATTAACTTGTCTTGCAGTGCAGTGAAACGTTCGCTCAGAGTTTCCATCCTCCTCTCCCTCGTCTTCTTGGTCACTCAGCTCTAATTGTGTCCAAAGCCTTTTAAAAAAAGATTTCCAGCTTTGGTCAGTTAAGTTAAATTGTGGCTTGTTATTATTATCAAAAGGAAATTTGTTTGGAAATTCAAAAAATTCTATTCTACTATGTAGATATCTGTATTTGTCCTCCTTTAATATATTCATGTTTGTGGTAATCATTAATGGAGGAAATTTAATTTGTAAAGGTGCCCTGTGTTTAATATCTAATGATACAAAATTGCCATCTACACCATTTCTTAGAAATGTATCAATATAATTCCAGCATTCTTGTGTAGCATCATCTAGCAAAGCAAGTTTAGTTTCTGCCAGGGGCTGCAACCAAAACTGGCTTCTGGAATTTGCAAAGGAAATTACCCTTCCTTTTAATACATTTATTAATGACATAGTAAACATAGATTTACCAGAATCAGGAGGACCATAAAAGCAAATACAATTTCTTTTGGGAGTATTTTTTAGGAATGTGCGAAATTTATCCAAGAACATGATGAAATTAAGATTTTGATATCTTATAAATTTAACAATCTCTGACCAATGTCCCTCTCCCTCTACAGACATAAGACGAGTATGAATCCAACATGACATTGACATATCTCTCATTTGTCCTCGTTTGTAATGTCTGACCATTAAAGCACACTGTCTTACAAAGTTAGCCTGACTATTACTATCCAGAAAGGCTTTGGCATTATTATCTGTTTCGGCCAACCTAGCATAGTTGTAAGCTATATCGGCTTCTTCTACGTGCTCATTGTCAAATGCCCACTGTATCATTTCTGATAATGAAAATTGTGTTGCTTCTGCTGAATGGTGACTTATCATTGTTTGAGCTACTATCCATTCAGGATAGGTACCAAATGAATACACATTGGGATTCATACTGCCTTTGTACCAAAACAATGCAGATAAAATACTTCGCAGTCTTGGAGGCTCTAGTAATGCCTGTATATCATCAATTTGCAGAATAGAACTTAATAGTCTACATACAGTTTCTCTACTTTTTCCAGCATTGAAACACAGTAAATATAATGTCATAGGCTGTAATACATGCATCCATATATAATTACAATGTTTTTGTAACAGTAGTTTGGACGCTTCTAATAAATCATCTTGTATACAGTATATGGTTACAACCCAATCTTTGCAACAAGTCTTATTACTCTTATATTGCCTGGTTAATTCATTAAATCCCACCCCGAACGCATCCTTAAATTTTCCCATTAAGGTTGCTTTCACATTACTACTTTTTAACAGCTCTTTAAAATGCATCTCTCCCGCTCCCTTTCCACCCTGTGCTGCCGGCACTGAAGCACTTGCCGGTACCTCCACCTCTTCAGTAATATCTTCAACTTCATTTAGTGAGAGCTCTAAGCCGCTGTCCTGCTCCACAAATAGCCGTTTTTTAGATTTATGTTGGGGCGACAAGGAGATGGACTCCAGCCGCGGACTAAGCTGTGAAATAGCTTTAGGACTGAAATACTTTCGTTTTAGCAATTGCACTTGCTGCTCGCTCTCCTCTGTTTCTTGCTGGCATAGCAATTCGCGGGAGTTTCCCTGCTCAATGTCCCCATCATCATCAAGTAAATCAGAAATGTCTGAATCTGTCTCTTCATTAAACAGTTTTTCTAAATCGTTTTCTAAATCACTAGTATCGGAACATTCAGCTTCTACCAAAAACCAATCACTACATCCTGCACCTGCATCAGTACCTTTATTGTCCTCCATTGCGAATGGTCTCTCGACACTGTGGGCAGATGAGTTGGACTTCTTGGAACAACAGATCCTGCAATGCCCGAATGCCAAAATGGGTCGCAAAAACGTAGAGGCGAAGTTTCACTGGACACCCACAACAAGGTACTACAATTTTGTAAGGGATGCGTTCAGGCTCCTCCTCTGATTCTTCACTAGTAGCATCTGGAAGCTCTGGTAACTCTTCGTAACAATGCAGGTCAATGGGCTGAGCAAGCTCTTGCAGCTCTTCCAGAACAATATCTGGAATAGTTACTTCTTTCCCAATCATTCTATCGACCCACAATGTCTACACAATCCCTTCCAATTACCTCTCACCTTATAAAACTGCTGATGCCTAGCACAATTGTCTAGCTTCTCTAACAAATCCAAATTCTTCAAACAAAACACACACCTAATATTAATAAATCCAATACTTTGCTGAGTAATCTCCTCTATTTGCTTACCAACAACCTGAAACTCAAAATGATTTTTAAATTCAAAAGCAGCTGATGCATATGCACAGCTGCAGCAGCACCCATATACTAATTCTTCATGCCAAATCAATTGTAGGTTTTTATAATCAAATTGCAAAAGTTCAATAAGAGTTAGAAATCTTTTGCAAAATTTGCAAGGTACCAGCAGGTCTTCTACTGGTATATTAAGATGCTGTGTAAGCTGTAAGATTGTCCTTGGCCTGTCCATGAGCATCTGAACAGTAGTAGCAGCACACAATATTTTTATATTAGATACAACACATGCGGTTACATGTAATATGTCAAGATGATAGTTGTGAACCACAATCACCATATGAGTAATCTAGCAACCGGCACCGGTGCACAAAACAAATACTTACCGTTATCGGTGAGAGTTGCAGCCAAAAAGATGTTCTGCCAAAAAAACCTGGCAGACTTTTGGCGGGCGCCTGCGGTGTTTCCTCGAGATCCTGCCAAGTCTTTGTCTTCTTTGGCACCGACAGCGATTTATAATCTGATTAACCGGGTGCGGTTGCTGGCGTTGACTTGTTCGGTTTAGTCACGAACACGGTTAAAAAATGCTTCACATACCACTTTAGTTAGAATACTTGTTTATTGAAAGCGACCGATTTCGGTTATGTACGTTTTCGTTTAGTATGCTTTGAGACCGATTTGGTGGTCGGCGCTGCACGCTTTCGAGAGCTTGGTAGTGTAGTTTGAAACAAAAATTTACGTCCTAAGGGATACTGGTCTAAATCCAAAGATAATTTTTCTGTCATATCAACCCTCCAAAAGAAGTATTCAGCAAAGGGATCCTCTTTTTCTTTAGGGGCTACTTTATCAGGACATTTTGTAGCAAGAGAATTAATATATCTATATGTATCGTGAACCGAGTTATCTGGTGTTGGTACAAAGCCTAACTGCCAGTCTTCCAATATGCCAGCATTCATAGCATTGATTTGAGCTAATACATCTGGTTGCAATGAGACTTTACACAGTTGCAGTATTACAGAAATCTGATATTCCTCAACATGTCTTAAAAATTCTCTGATGCTATTGGCGTCATATTCTGTAAGTGGACTATTTTGACTAGTAACACTAATAGTAAAATTGGTGTTCCTTGTATTGTCTGCAACAGTGACAAACATTTGGTTTCCCCATAAAATGCCATTATTATGGCCTTGTGCACGTTTCAACCAAAAAGGCCTGTTAAAAAGTTGTGCATCAGAAGACACCAATGAGCCACTGACAGTAGGATAGTATATAGAATTACCTAAAGGGCTCTGGGATTGCCCATTCTTTGGTGCTATGTAGTATTTATGATCCTGATTAGTTGTTGTGTCAGGTATGGCATCCCCTACTGCTCCACCTCTGGTAAAGTAATGCCTAGCATAACATTGCTCCCTTCTTGCAAAGAAAAAGCAGGAATCCCCATATACATCATTAGCCATTGTTAAAAAATCTGGATATTTGGCTATTTCATTTACTAAATCTAAACTAACATCTGATTTATTTACTGATAAAGTCTTGTTATTTATGTTGCCAAAGCCAATGTCAATCATATCACCATCTTCAATCACAGAGTTCTTTAGTTCAATAGGTGGACATTTACCTTGTTGGTCACCAGCTTCATCACATGGCAACGCCCTATCCCAATATTCACCTAAACATGGTGTGCAGCCTATAATAAACATTTGCACTTGTTTTGGGTCAAATGAAATGTTCTGCCTATCATCTGTAGAACTGTTTTGATAACTATTTGTATTTTCTGTGTCTTTTACCTTATTGAATA